AATCCGGCGATGGGGCCGTATGGGTCCTCGGTGGTTTGGGGTCCAGAAATGTCCTTTCTCCCCTCACGGGTAGCGAGACTCTGCGAGAATGTGCCGTCTGGAACCCCGCCGTGCCCACCCCTTACCCAGAGAACCGACTTGGTGCATGACATCGCTTTCTCTCCCTCTGTGTCGGCCGACACCTTCCGCTCCTCCTGGGAGCAGGCGATGCGGAAGGCAGGCATCTGTATAATCCACTTCGTTGGCGACGGCTCCGGCATCCGGGTAGGCTATCAAGTCCCGAACGCGTGTGAAATCGGCCCCGTGATCTCCTTCCCGGAATTCCGCCAACGGATGGAGGCACCCTGATGCCCTGGCCCGTCTACGTCGCGCTCACGCTCTCGCACCTCATGCTCCTCATCCTGCTCGCCGCCTTCATCGTCCACGTCCGCGTCCTGACCGACGTGTCAGAGAAACTCTTTGCCCGCTTCGGGCCGCAGGCGGACCGGAAATGAGACGAGGACTCCGCACGGCGATTGGAAATGAGCGACCCGTGGAACGGGAGACCACGACGGAGGGGACGTGGAAACAGAGAAGGGCGGTTGCCGGACAGTGGGGGAGCATTGTGCTCCTGGGGGTGGCTGCCTTCGGCCTCCTGGCGATGGTGGTCGGCGCGATGGGCGCGTCCATTCACTGGTGGGTCGTGAGCCTCGGACGCTGATGCGCTACCCCAATCGCCATATCGCCGGACGCCCGAAGCGGTGGACGCGCTTCGTCGGGTATCTCTCTCGCTGTCCGGGCTGTGAGAATCTGAGTGCCAAGAATCACTGGATCGCGGGGATCTGCCGGACGTGCTTTCGGAACGGAGTCGCGTATCCCGTGGGGAGCCGCTGATGCCCCGCACGACGAAGCGTCAGCAACAGCTCGCGCAGCAGCCGACGGAGATTCACGACGATCCGATGTCGTGGCTTCGGTCCTATCAGATTCCGTTGGTCCGGGCCTTCTTCATCGAGAAGAAAGACCGCTTCTGGGTCGGCTGGCACCGGAAGACGGGGAAGGACTACACGCTGGCGAAGCTCGCCAAGATGTATATGCTCGACGCCTATGGGAACCACGGGCTCTCGCCGTTGGTGATTCACGCCTTGCCCACGTTCAAGACGGCCAAGGAAGTGATCTGGGACGGGCCGTGCGGGAAGGGGCGGTTTGTGGACGAGGCGTTTCCCCCGGCGATTCGTGAGGAGTTCTCGGAGACGGAGTGTATGATCCGGCTGAAGGACGGGTACGGGACGAAGACCGGGCCTGTGTACCAACTCCAGGGGGCGGCGGAGGCCATGCAGCGGCGGCGCGGGCCGAATGCGTCCGGGGTGATTCTCTCCGAGTACCAGGATATGCCGGAGACGGTCTTCGAGGAAATCTACGAGCCGATGGTGGTGTCGAATCACGGCTGGGCCGCCTTCGCTGGGACCCACCGGGGCAAGAATCATCACTACCGGCTCGGGCTCTATGCGGAGCGGCAGGCGCGGCAGGCGAAGAATCGCTGGTTCCATTCCTTCCTGACGTGTGAGACCACACGGAAGGATGCGCCCGGAGAGGACGGCACGCCCGTCACCACGCCGGAGGAGATTGCGGAGATGCGACGGCGTGGTGTGGACGAGGCGATCATCCTCCAGGAGCACTACAACTCGCCCCTTGGCGTCCAGCGCGGCTCCATTCTGGGCGACTGTGTGCAGCGGGCGGAGCGGGAGGGGCGGATCGTTCGCGTGCCCCGCGAGGTGAACGCGCCCGTGGGGTGCTGCCTGGACATCGGGCGGTCGGACGGCACGGCGATCTGGTTCTATCAGACGCTCGCCCGCGAGACGCGACTGATTGACTACTGCGCCTTCAAGGCGAACCATATCGGGGCCATGTCCGCCGCCGAGTACGCCATCAAGCTCATCAAGGAGCGCCCCTATATCGTGACGAGGATCGTGCTACCGCACGATGCCAAGGCCAAGGGCTATAGTGCCACCCTGAGCACCCAGGAGGTCTTCGAGTCGGCCTTTCCCTCCGTGGTCCTCCTCGACAAGCTCGCCGTGCAGCAAGGGATTGACATGCTGCGGAGCTGCTTCCCGCGCATCGTGTTCGACGTGGACAAGTGCGGGATGCCGCAGGCTGACAATCTCCCCGCAGGGCTCGAAAGCCTGCGGGGCTACCATCGCGCCTGGAGCAATCAGGCGGAGGACTGGACGGGGGAGCCGGTGCACGACGAGAATTCGCATGGGGCGGATGCGCTCCGCTACGGCGCCCAGGAGGGGTTCACGCCGCTGGACTTCCTCACGCACATGGAAGTAGACGCGGCCGACCGGATGGCCCGGATGAGTTACAATCCCCTGGTGAGCCTGCGTGATCCCCGGCAGGAGCGGGGGCGGTATGCGCGAATGGGGGGGCGGTGATGCCGGCCACGAGCCGCAAGCAGGCCGACACCGCTCGCATGGCCTATGCCGTGAAGATGGGCAAGGCGAAAATGGAGGACATGCCGGAAGGTGCCCATGACGCGATCAAGAGCATGATGGGCATGTCCGAAAGCGATCTAAGCGATATGATGCGGATGCAGAAGCGCAAGCATCCGCTGACCGGGAAACGGATGGGCTAGTCGTGGCCGAAATCATAATTACCGAAACCGACAGGCCCGATCTGCGAGGAATCCACTATCGCGCCGAATTTAATGGGGAGGGCACGGAGCGTTATCTTTCTTACGCCGCCATTGAATATGCGAATTTCAACGCGGTTGAATTGGTCAAGAACGACATGCGCGATCAACTCCAAGGAACCGGCATCTATGCGATGCGAGAAAAGTAATGGCCGTTGACATCACCGCCCTCGTCAAGCGCCGGTCGCAACTGCTGGCGATGCGGACGCCCAACGAATCGGGCTGGATCGAGATTGAGGAACTGTTTTGCCCCCGGCGCAGCACACTCCTCATCGGTGCCGCTCCCGGCCAGAAACTGACCTCGCAGCAAATCTGCGCGGCGGGGGAGTTGGCGGCACGGGACCTTGCCACCTTCCTCCAGGGGAACCTGACGAATCCCGCGCAACGCTGGCTCGCCTTTCGGATGCGCCCAGAAGAACTGAACGCCATCAACACCGTCCAGAATTACTTGGAGGACACGGCGCAGCGATTCCTGAACGCGCTGAACGCCAGCAACTTCATTGCGGAATTCGGGGAATGGTACACGGACTTCACAACCATCGCCACCTCCGCCACGCTCATGTTTGAACGCCTAGGACGGGCTGGCACCTTCGGCGGCTTCGAGTTCGAGACGCTGGCCCCTGGCGCCTACACCATTGCGGAAAACGCCGCAGGCGTGGTGAACACGATCTTCTACGATACCGTGATGTCCGCCGGGGCGGCGCAGGCCCGCTGGGGGCAGGCGGTCGGCCAGGAGATTTTGGAGAAGGCGAAGGAGAAACCAGACGACTCAGTGACGATCAGCCGGGCGATCTACCCCCGCAAGAACGCGAATGGCTACCGGGCCGACAGCCTGGGCTTGCCTTGGACGGACTGTATCTTCGACGTGAAAGGCAAGGTCGTCATCAAGGAGGGCGGCTTCCGCCGCTTCCCGGCGATTGTGGGCCGCTTCCACAAGTATTCCGGCGGGGTGTGGGGATCAGGACCCGCGCACGTTGCCCTGGGGGAGATGCAGAGCAAGAACCGGACGCGGGAGTTGAAACTCCTCTCCTTTGCCCTGGATGCCTACCCGGAAACCTATGAGCGCAAGGGCGGCGTCGTGGGCGGCATGATCCGGGAACCGGGGGCACGGAACTTCACGCAGGGGAATCCCAAGGAACAAGTGATGACCCTCGCCAGCGGGGCGCGGTTCGATGTGACGGCATTGGTCGAAGAGGACATGAAGAAGACCGTCGAGCGGTGCTTCTTCACGGATCAGATCCGGGCACTCCCGCCCCCAGACAAACCCAGCTATATGACAATGTATGAGATTGCGAAGCGACTTGAAGAGACCGCACGCCTCCTCGGTCCAGCCTTCGGGCAACTCATCTCTCCCATATCGCACCTCGTCGAAACCGGCGTGGCGATGATGGCGGAGGCAGATGCGCTGATGCCCATGCCGCCGGAACTCTTGGAGCGACCCGACGCCGACGTGGACCTGGTATTTCAAGGCCCGCTCGCCCTGGCGCAGAAGGCCGCCGACGTGCAGGCGATTGAACTGGAGATCGGTTGGGCGGCGCAGATGATTCAGAACGTGCCCCAAGCGGGGTCAATCCTCGACAACTATGACCTCGATTGGCTTGCCCAACACAAAGCCTCGGTGCGCGGCGTCCCGGCCCGAGGCATGCGCGGGCGAGAGGTCGTCACGTCCATTCGCCAGCGACGGGCGGAGGACGAGGCGAAGCAGGCCCAGATGCAGGCGATGATGGCAACAGCGGAAGGGATGGGGAAAGTGGCGCCGATGATAAAAGCCTTGCAGCCGCAAGGAGCGCCCGCGGGTGGGTAAGCGCAGTCAAGCCCTTCACCAATGGAGTCCGCGTATGACGGGAAATGGTGAGCAGACCGGATCAAAACCCATCCCGCCCCTCCTCATCACGGTGCGCCCCGATGGCAAGGGGGTGGACGTGGTGGGGCCGATCACCAACAAAGAACTCTGCTGGCGGATGCTGACCGACGCGGCGGCGGCGATTCTGAATTACAAAGAGAAAAGCGGCATCGTCGTGCCTGAGATCGTGCCGCCCAAGGATCTGTTGAGGACGCGGGAATGACCTCCCCACTCCAGACCGAGGAGCAGCGAATCGTCGAAGCCCTCCGCATCGAGCAGATGCGCCAGGAGGACGAGGGCCTGTCGCGCGACTATATCGCTACCTTTGGGAGCCCAGCGGGGCAGAAGGTCTGGGCGGACATCCAGCGGGAAGCGTTCATGGGCGAGACGACGCTGGTGAAGCGAACCGAGGGCGGGATTGATCCGTATGCCTCCGCCGCACAGGAAGGCGCACGGGTGCTCGCCCTCTATATCAAGAGCCGGATTGAGTTCTTCACGAAGGAGAACCGGACCTAACGGAATAGTAGCCCACAACTGAGCCCACGCCCCGGCTGATCCCCGGGGTGAGAAGATCGAAGAAGAAGGCCCTCCGTGCACGGGCGGGGGGCCTTTTTCTTTTGGGCCACACCTCAAGGAGGCTGTCGATGATTCGCTTTGCCCCAAAAATATGTCCGCTGTGCCATCAAGAGGTTCCACCCTTGACCATGCGGACCTGTCCAGCCCCCAAGATCAGAGGCAAAGCCGGAGAAACATGCGACTTGCCATTTCATCCGAAGCGCCCGAATCAGGTCTATTGCTCTGCTACTTGTCAGAGCCGAGCAAACACGCGAGCAAGCCGAACCGACACTGAGACGCCGCATATGAGGATAAAACGAGAGAGGAGAGAACTTCATGGTTGAAGTAGCGACTCCTGCCGCCCCCGTCGTAGAGGGGACTCCGGCAGTCGCACCGACTCCGATAGTCACGCCAGCACCACCGGCAGACGGCGACCGCTCGTGGGTGCCAGACGACCTCAAGGAGGACGCCACCCTCAAGAACTTCAAGACGCCCGCCGACGCCATACGTGCCTTCGTGGCAACCAAGAAGATGGTTGGGCAGCGATTGGAGGGCATGGTCAAGGTGCCTGGGGAGGGGGCCACGCCGGAGGAAGTGGCCGCATGGCGGAAGGCGACGGGCGTTCCCGATGCTGCCACGGAATACACCCTGGACGTGGCCGAAGACCTGCGCCACTTGGTCCCGACCGAACGCCTGGGCGAGTACGCCTCCGTGTTCCACGAACTCGGCGTGCCCAAGGCGACGGCCCAGAAGATTGTCTCCCGCTACGCCGAGAACATGCAGAAGCAACTCCTGGCGCTGGAGCAGACCTACGCGCAGCAACGCGCCGCGCTTCGCAAGGAATGGGGCGAGGAGACGTATACCCGCCGGGAGACGCTGGCGGACCGCTGGATCAAGGGATTTGTGTCCGAAGAGGACCAGCAATTCCTCCAGCGAGCCGGTATCGCCGGGCACCCCTTCTGGCTGAAACACTTCTCCCGCTTGGGGGAAAATGCCGCCGAAGATGGTGTCATCGAGAGCGACGTGGCGGGGATCGCCTCGAATCAGCAAATGGACGTGCGGGTGAAGGAGATCGAGACGAATCTGCT